AAGGCAACTTTGCTTCCTGGTGATCAAGCGTACCCAACATCCGTAGAAATTAAGAAGGGAGACGCCTTCGTTGCCAAGGTTGGTGGAGAGGCATTCATCTTTTCCTTACTTTCTGACGTACAAGCAACTGTTGATCAGTCAACAGGACTAGCATCGTTCACTAAAATGCTAGTTTATCAAGGAAATCTACTCACATACAGTTTTTTGGTTGATGATACGAAGAAATCTGAGTATGTAATTCCATCAGAAGACGTAGATACGGAAAGAATGAAGGTTTTTGTTCGTCCAAACGAACAATCTGTCGAAGTTGATGAATATTCTCTTGCTAGAAACGTAACTACGCTCACTTCAACGTCCAGAAATTACTTTTTAGAAGAAACTGATGACCTTAGGTACAAAATTACCTTCGGTGACGGCGTTCTTGGCCGTGAATTAATTGATAATGAGTACATTACCGTAGAATATCTTGACACTGACGGTCAAGTTGCCAATGGTGCGAAGAAATTCGGGTTTATTGGACGTGCTATTGACTCAACAGCGCGACCTATCCTCCCTCAGGCGATTACCTTGTCAACTGTGGAGACTTCTGCGGATGGAGAACCAAGAGAAACTGCACTAACGATCAAATATCGTGCCCCTAAGTCATTTTCCGTTCAAAATAGAGCAGTAACAGAAAACGATTACGCATATTTGGTGTCTGAACTGTATCCACAAGCAGCATCAGTGACTGCATACGGTGGTGAGAAACTAAATCCCCCAGAATACGGCAAAGTTTACGTTGCTGTAAGAACAAAGAGTGGTGTTAACCTTAATAACACCACCAAGAGGAGGATTAAGAATCAATTACTTGATTACTCCATGGCATCGATCCAACCTGAGATCGTTGACCCAACAATTTTCTACCTCTCACCTACAATTCATCTGGCCTTCAATGGCAACAATACTACTCGTTCTTCAAATGAGTTGGCTGCTGCTGTATTGAAGTCGGTTGATAGATTCAATAGTCAGGAACGTGACAATAGATTTGGTGGACGCATAGAACCATCAAAGTTCAACGCTATGGTGGACTCTTCGGATTCTGCTATTACTGGTACAACCACTCAGATGGTGATGGCGCAGAACCTTGATAAATTTACATTTGGCAACCAATTCTCTCAATGCCTAGACTTTTCCAACCCAATCACTAATCCTAACGATTACGGTGGTGGTGGAGGAGGAGACGGTGGAGGTACACCATGCTCTACTACTGCTGATTGTCCACCAGGTCAGATCTGTGTGAATGGTACATGTCAAGATGATAGTGGTACCCCGTGTTCAACTACTGCTGATTGTCCAGCAGGTCAGATCTGTATAAATGGCACATGTCAACCCGATCCTGGTGCTGGCGGTGGTGGTGGAGGTAACGACTCCTGTAAACCCAAGTTCTCTTCTGTTAAGAGCGGAACTTTCTACGCTACTGGTTATACAGAAGAAGTTGCTGATTTGATTGCTGCTGGTCAAGCAGCAGGATCACTTATCAATGGCACTACTATTTCAAATCCAGTTGGTGGTGGTAGTACCACCTTAGAAGATGTTGTTGTTAATGCAACAACAGCAACAACACAAACACTAGTACCTGTCAACATCAGAGATGATGGACTTGGTAATCTTATGATGGTCACTAATCGTAATGAAAAGGAAGTTATCCTTAATGATGTAGTAGGAACTGTTGATTATGAAAGAGGAGTTGTTTGTGTTGGTCCTATTAACATTGGTGACTCATCTGATGGAACAACTAGGATCCCTGTGGTTGTTCTTCCTAAAACTGGACCTATTACAATTCCACCTGGTGTTGACCCAACAATCTTCAACCCATCAGTGTTCCCAAGGGATATCAACACTAACCCTGGCGCAGTTGCTTCTTTTGATCCATTCAGTTTTAACGGATGGAACTACGGTGGTAGCAACATAAATACAATCACGTACCCCACTGGAACGTTCTCGTATCCAGAACTGGATTCCTGTTTCTAAGAGATAAATGTTCTCAAAAACGATCAACATTTCTGACAGAGTTGCTAATCAACTCCCAGAGTTCATCCGAAACGAAGATGAGCAACTAGTAAATTTCCTGATTGAATACTATAAATCTCAGGAAAAAACTGGTCGCCCATACAACGTACTTAATAATATTATTAAGTATCTTGACATAGACGAATACGATACCGCAACTTTAAATTCCTCTACATCTCTTATTAAGGATGTGGGAGTTTATGATGAAGTTATTGAAGTTGAACAGATCGATGGATTTTTAGAATCTAAGGGTTCTATTATGATCGATAACGAGATCATCTATTATGATGAAACCGTTCGTGGTCCTGATGCCATTCTAACACCTGGTATCTCATTAGAAGAGTTTAATAAGAAGAGACAGGCGCTTGAATCTCCTTGGGAACTATTTGATGGTACTAGAACTACATTCCCGCTAAAATTCTTAGGCACTCCCGTGTCAGCAGTTTCTGCTGAACACCTTGCGGTTACAATTTATGGCGATCTGTTAATTCCTCAGATTGATTACACCATTTCTGGCAGTGAGATTACATTCCTCACTCCTCCTCGTGCTAGAACGGGTAATGATCAAGTTGAGTTGACTCAGGTCCTATATTATATTGGTTTTGCCGATGCAGTGATCAAAGAATTGACATTGCCTGCGGTTACAGACATATCTGGACAAGACTCTATGGTCATGTCTTATGATAACTTGCCATATTCTCCTATTGCTGAGATTGGTCTCATTATTAATAGGAATGGTGTACTCCAAAGTCCGTATGATGACTATGTTTTAACGGACAACAATACAAGAATCAAGTTTTTCGTAAATATTTCAAATCAGGATACATTCCATATCCGCTCTATTGAATATGTCTCACCCACAGTGGGTCAGGGAGCAACAGCAGTTACCAGAGTTGGTACTAGTGGTGAAATTGACAAGATCATTGTCAAGGATGGTGGTAAGGGATATCAACTTAACTTCGCACCAAAACTTTCAATCTATTCATCAACTGGTGTTGGTGAAGCAGCGGCAGGTAAGACTCTTGTCAATGGTATCAAGGATTCTCAATTAATTAGAGGTGGTCAGGGTTACACTTCATACAACCCACCAGTCATCTTAATTACTCCCCCTTCTGATCTGAGAAACGGATCACAGGCAACAGCAGAAATAACTGTTGATGATACCACAGGCATGGTGTCTGCTATTGAAATCACTAATTCAGGTTCTGGATATGATTTCATCCCTGCAATTACATTCCTCAATCCTGATGGTGCTACGATTAGTGATCCCCAGATCGATTCTGAGGGTCGTTTGATTGGTGGATCTATCGCAGTCACTTCTGGTGGTATTGGATATACCAATTCTCCAACAATCTATATCGACCCTGCACCTGAGGACGGTATCAATGCCGCTGCCACATGTAGTGTGTCTCCCAATGGGCAGGTTGTCACTGTAACAATCAGTAATAGGGGTAGAGGGTATACTACACCCCCAAGGGCGCGTATCGTCCAACCTGTGGGCGCACAGGTGCTTGACGTGACCGTTGCGAACGGTAATGTCACTAACATCAATTTGCTAACTGGTGGGTCAGGATATACCGACGCACCTTCTGTGTACATTGTAGACCCACGTAAGGGTCCTCTGGGTGAAGCAATTGGTGGTACAGGTGCTGAGGCAGCAGCAACCATCTTTAACGGTGAAATTACTGATATCAATATCATTAGTTTCGGTTCTGGATATTCCGACACCGAACCTCCGAAGGTGTATATTGCATCTCCTGCTTCTGCACAAGCATCTTGTGATGTTGGTTTTGGTGAAGTGACTGGTTTCACTATTTTGTCAAGTGGACGTAATTATGAACCGTCTGCTCTGATTGGTTGTGCTCGTGGTGTATCTGATGTTGCAGCATTTGACGATTATTCAAACCAGATCTTTGCCAAAGAAGATCAACTGAGACAAAGCAGTCATAGTGAAGAGTCTATTGTCCATAATGTGGACAGTATGATCATTAAGCAAGTATTTGACAAGTTCCGTCGTCAATACATGCCTACAATCAATCTTGATTACGCTCAGGTCAATCCTGTTCTGGTTATCAAGAAGATTAAAGACTTCTACGTTTCTAAGGGTACCAAAAAGGCAACGCAATACTTATTTAAGATTCTCTTTGGTGAAGAGATCGATGTATACTACCCTAGGGATGAGATGATCACCCCTTCTGCGGCATCTTGGGTTGTAGACACTATTTTACGTGCAGAATTGATTTCTGGTGATCCTGCCGACTTAGTTGATTCACAATTGGTTCAAATTGCAGATCCTGTTGACCAGAATATCAAAGATGCCTCGGTTTTGATCGAAAACGTAATTTCGATTATTGAAGGTACTGATATTATCTACGAATTGGCAATTTCAGAAGAAACCCTGAATGGGGTCTTCAAAATTCCATATAAAACATCTCTGGTCGAACCTCTTGACACCACAGAAGGTATTATTACCGTTGACTCAACTATTGGGTGGCCTGAGAAGAATGGTACTATCATTATCGACGATAATGAGATTGTTCAGTATAAAGATAAGTCTCTAAACCAATTTATTGAATGTACTCGTTCTAAAAATGGTGTTGTAGAAGATTGGGACCCTGGTACCACTATTCATTCTGATATTTTTGTGTATGTCAACGAAGGATTAACAAATGAAGTAAAACTTCGTATCCTTGGTATTGCAGAAGCAGGAACTACGGTTCTTGAAGACAGTGGTTCTTATTATTTGCCTGGTGACAAACTAAATGTTGCTGCATTAGGTTCTACTGCCGATGATGAGCGTTTACAGTCCTGGTTGTACAACGTTAAGAAACTTATCAAGGTTTCTCAGATCATTCCTGGTGGTCTAAACAGAACTGCAACCGTAACTTGCGAAAACCCACATGGTTTGCTAGTTGAGGACACTGTTACCCTCTATGGTGCAAACCCTGCTGTATACAATGGCACATTTGAAGTAACTGCTCGTCTTGATGAGTTTACCTTCTCTTATTTGATTCCTGTACCCACAAATATCGAACCACAAGGTAACATCCTTCTGTCTGTTGACCTTAACAGGGGTAAGTCTACTGTTAATACTATTAATGAAGTTATCTCTCTGTTCACATCGAACATTCAGAACTCTTTCTTCAATAATGACTATGTGTATGTTGCAGCATCAGGTCTTCCTAACTATAAGATTGGACCATTTACTGGATCTGCACTTATTCCAGGAAACCAGCGTAAACTGCTGAGATTCCCAAGAAATGTCAATACGGTATCTACAAGAACTACTGTACAACCAAACACACCAATTGGTACTTGGATTAACGGTGTATCTGCATGGGGATATAAGGATCAAGAGTTTGTAACCTTCGGACCTATCACTAGTATCGATATCACCAACTCTGGTGAACAATATGATGCTGGTTCTATCCCTACACTTGAAATCACAGGTGGTGGTGGACAAGGCGCTAATGCTTCCGTTGTTGTTAATGGTTCGCTAAACAGTGTTGATGTAACTAATCAAGGTAGTGGATACACTGATCAACCTCTGATCTCTATTGTTGGTGGTGGTGGACAAGGTGCAACAGCACAGGCAGTTGTTACTAATGGTCGGGTAACTCGTGTTCTGGTTGGAAACCCTGGAACTGGATATACTTCACAACCTACAATTTCTATTACTGGTGGTGGTGGATCTGGTGCATTAGCAGTTGCACAAGTTCGTGGTGCTATCTCTGCGGTTACTATCACATCAAGAGGAACTGGATATACTTCAACACCTGAGATCCGACTGAACTCTGGTGAAGGTGCTTTGGCACAACCAATCGTTATTAATGGTCGTTTAGTATCGATTGCTATTATTAACTCTGGTAGCGGATATACTACTGCTCCTACTGTTTATATCAATGGTGATGGTTTTGGTGCAAAGGGCACTGCTGTTATCGGAACTCTGGGAGAAGATAAAGGTAAGGTAATTTCAGTTAGTATTGACAACAGAGGTGTTGGATATACCCAAGGAAATACTACTGTCCGTATGGAGGCAGTTGGTCAACTTGCAACATTCACTGCAAACGTATTTGAATGGAATAAGAACTTAGAATACGATCTGAGTAACAAATATGATATTGCTCGTGGTTATGTGTTCACTGGTTTCAATAACCAGTATGGTGGTGAGTATGCACACGTCTCCGACCCCAAAGAACTCCGTTATGTGGTTGGTGACAACGTAGTTCTTGATCCTGAAACTAATAGCTTTAAGGAAGAAGGTACTGAGACTGGTGCTGCTATCTCCCACTCACCTATTCTAGGTTGGGCGTTTGATGGTAACCCAATTTATGGTCCTTATGGATACATCGATCCTACGGATCAAAATGGTGGTATCAGGAGACTGCGTTCTTCATATGCATTAAAAACTAATGTAGTATATGATATAGATACAAACCCAATCCCTGCTCGTGTTGATGGTCCATCATTGACCACGTATCCTGCTGGTCAGTTTGTCGATGACTATGTGTATTCGTTCCAAGAGGGTGATCTTGACCCATACAATGGTCGTTTCTGTAAGACACCTGAGTATCCAAATGGAATCTATTGCTATTTCATTACTATTGATGCATCCGAGTTGGGTCTCCCTGTATTCCCATATATCATCGGTCCACAATTCAACTCTATTGTAGACACCTGGAACCTTAGTCAAAGGGCATCACAAGAGAATATTCCTGAGGGTGTATCTCGTTTCAGAGATCCATATGAAGAAGTTGATATCGATATTGAGCGTCAACCCAACCAACAATCAGATCAACTAGTAACTGAGAGAGAAGGAGATCTTATCCTTTTTGAAACTGCCGATATAGATAATGATGGCATCATTTCACCTGCTGAAATTGCCACAAATGAGGTAATGACCGAGGAGGCGGCACTTCAAATCTATGATTACTTCCCAAGAGTTTCGACAGAATCCAGAGTCGATATCGAAGTTGAGACAACAACGAAATTTGAGAATGCTCAGATCGATGGTTTTGTTATCGAAAATTCTGGTGTCTCCTATCAAGTTAATGATACATTATTCTTCGATAATACTGGAACAGATGGTTTTGGTGCATCTGCACAAGTTGAATCTGTACAAGGTGCAGGTATCGCAGCATATAGAAAAGAAGTCATCAATGACATCCCATATGGAAAGATAACAACATCAACAGATCATGAACTGATTGCACAAGACAATGTTATTGTTAGTTCTAGGGTTATTACTGAGAACACCAATAAGAGATTCTACATGTCTGTTGTTACAGGCATTGATTCAATTTCAGTCACTCAATCTGGTATTGGTTATAATCAGGCAATTCCTCCATCATATGAGATCATCACCCCACAAGGTCAAGACGTTGAACTTGATATCAAGTTAGATTTGACCACTGGTAAAGTTGATGCTGTCGATATTATCAACTCTGGTTTCAACTATAATGTTGAGAACCCACCTGTTATTAGAGTATCTCACCCACAAAGAGCGAAGAAAACTTATTATTGGTCAACTCTCTTTACTGAGAATGCTAATGCTAAGTTTGAGATCTTTGATTCTGTTGTATCGTCAAACCGTAATCTATATGTCTGTGGACAGATAACAGAAGCAGGTGGTAATTCGTCAGCATTCGTTGCTAAGTTCAATGATCTTGGTAGTGTTGTTTGGGATAGATCCCTTCTGCCTAGTGCAACTATTAAAGTTTCACGTTGGAAGAAAATGTATCTCGATGAGACTAGTGAAGAAAATGATCTGATCTATTTGATCGGTGAAACTGAATCTCAGTCAACTGTGAACTATAATCCTGATATTCTGGTTGCTAAGTACGAATCTGGTTTTGATAATGCAAATAACCCAGAAGGTATTGTCAGATGGCAGAAAGAGATCGCTGGTGTCTCTGGTGCAACCCGTCGCGACTATGCTGGTGACATTTATCTAGATGACGAGCAACGTGTTTATATTTGTGGTTGGACTGATACGAACTCTCCCGATCCAGATGATATTTGGGTAATTCAACTTAATAGTTTCGGTGATCTCATTGAGAAGCGTAAGTTTGCCTCGGATTCCGAAGGTGAACAGATGAATCAACTTTATTATATCGGAAACAACAAAATGGTGTTTGCTGGTATTGATAAAGATAACAATGATCTCATATTTGGTGAAATGGAGTACGATGGTGCTAACATCGAACTTACTTATGTAAAACGTCTTGCAGTAACTGGTGGTAATGTACAAAACCCACAGTTTGTCATCGATGAGTATGATGATGTGTTCTTTGTATGTGATATGTGGAATGGCACCAAGAATTATGGTGTTGCATTCTTCAAGATTGCACTGGCACAACTTAAACTTGTTGCATCTGCACCAACTTGGCAATTTGCCAAGATTATGGCACCAACAGTCACATTTGAGTCCGTCAAACACGCTGGTATCACTGTTGATGTCTTCGGTAACGTTAATGTCGTTACAGAAGTCAAATATAGCGATAATAACCTTACTGCTAATCTTTGTAGTTTCAAATATGATGGAACTCTACTAAATCAGTCGGACATTTGGAAAACTGCATCTGAAATTGGATTTACAACACATACTCATGCTGTTGATAACTCTGGTGACATTATTCTTAGTACAAACAAGCAAAATCCTGATCAAGTTATCATTCATCGTTTTGAGAATGGTTCTGCACTAACTGAGGATGCTACTAAGCAAGATATTCCAACAATTTCACTTCTCAATGCTGGTAATGCTGCTCACGACACAACTGACTTTAAGTTTGGGTCTGGATCACTTGATCTCACTGGTCTTAACCGTATTCTCTGGGAAGATCTGAATATTACTAGTGACTGGACAGTTAGTGTATGGGTTCAGATGGATTCGTCTCACGAAACCAGTGATGCTCGTATTAACATGATTACAGCAGTTGCTGATACTGGTGGAGACATTCAGTATGTAATTCAAGGTGATTCTGGTGATGCCAACTATGGTAAGATCGCTCTGGAACTGAATCCACAAGGTGGAACACAAGTAAGAGTTTGGTCTGTTGGTTCTACATATTGGACAGCACTATCTGATAACGCTTGGCATCATATTGCGATTGTGAAAGAAGAACCTACTTTGGGTTCATATGTATATTCATGTTACTTCGATGGTGTCAAAGTTGCTACTACAACGACTGTTGAGAGTATTATTCTGGATGACCTGAATGTAGGTGCTGATAAGACTAGTCCTTCAACAGCAAACTGCTTCATTGGTAACTTGGACGATCTTGTTGTTGATCCTAGTGCAGTCTTTACTGCTGCATCGTTTACTCTACCAACGGAACAGTTTAGAATCACATCTAAGAATAGTGGTCTTGAACTAATCAAGTTTGATAGACTCCATAGCAAGAGAGGCACGTATACCCCCACCAGCGCCGCCAGGAGCGGCGAGAACCTGCGTATAGAGGACATTGATAGTGGAACTGCTGGTATTAACATTAATACCCTTTCTAACCCTGTTATCACTACTTGGTTAGTTGGTTCTTCGGGTTTACAGATTCTTGACTATGCTGATGTAACATCGACTCTTTCCCCTGGTACATATAATTTTGTAGCAGATAGATTCAATTATTCTACTAAGACATCAACAATTCCTACTCCTTTGGGTAGAAAGTTGATCCTAGATCCCGTTGTCCTTCCAAAATACTACATTAGAGATGCTGGGTATCAGAAGATTGATGCAGTTAAGGAATTCACGTTTAACCAGAATATCAAGTTAGATAAAGGGTCGATTCTTCAACAGGTCAACGATATTGGTGTTATTCAGGCATATGGAACGATTGTAGAGGTTCCTGTTGGTAATATTGACAATCCTGGTCTTGGTAACGTATACAAGGTTGGTAAAATCTACGGCACCTTCAATAATGATGATTTATATCAGAATGACCTTGGTGAAGAGAATACTATTGATGAAATCTCCTTTGAAGTCACTCGACCACAAACTGCTTGGGTATCTGGCAAAGTATATGCCGTAAATGACCAGGTATGGAGTGATGATAAGATTTACTATGCAACTAATAATTCAACGTCTGGTAGCACAGCACCTACTCATACTATCGGTTCAGTAACTGATGGTGCAGTGACTTGGCAGTTTATTAGCACTGCCCCGAACATTGAAGTTAATCTTCTGGATTATCCATGGCCCGTACCAACTGATGCTACCCCATGGGCAGAAACTAGATCGTATGTGCTAAATGACACTGTATACTTCGGAAGAAACAAGTATACCTGTACAGTTGCTGGTACAACAGGAACAGTCGCACCTACCCACACAACAGGTACTGCCACTGATAATTCCGTTACATGGACATACACTAGTACATATGATCCACTCCAAAACTATGCTAGGTTCCGTCCTTTCGCTCAATCAGACTATAAAGTAACCATCCTGAATACTTTCAGTGGTTCTGACTTTATTGTTGGTGATGTAGTATCACTGGGTAATAGTGTTAATGCTGGACCCAAAGCAGATACTAACAATAAGATTGCAGAAGTGAGTGGACTGGATAGTGTTAAAACTATCAGAGTCACTGTCAACCTTAATAAGGACATCCTTAGAACAAATGAGGCAAATACTGACCTTATCTACTGTTCAGCATTGTCCCGTCACAACTTCAATGTCGGCAACATCCTATTTGTTGAAGGATTTACTACCGCTCAGTTTAATGGTTCATTCTTTGTAAAAGAAATATTCTCTTCCAGAGACTTCACTTACAGAATGAGAGCAACTGCTGATGCAGAACCACAATTTGAGCAAGGTTCTATTGCCAGAGTTAAGATTGCTTCTAAGCACCCAACTCTACTTCTAGTTAGAAACCACTCTTATATCTTTGATATGAGTGATGCTTCCAACTTTGGTTATTTCTTATCCTTTGCACAAGATAACCAGTTCAAACTGGAATACTCCTTCAACGTGATTGAGCGTGAAGGAACTCCTGGTTTGTCTTCTGCCACAGAGACTCCTCTGGTCAAATTCACCATTGGTGGTGAAGTTACGAACATTACATACTACTTTGACCCGTCTAGAACAACTACTACATCGCCAGTTGGAGAAAACTCCTTCATTGACGTTATTAAGACACCATATGATGGTACATTCACAATTACCGAAGTTATTTCGGATACTGAGTTTAGATTCCCACTACTGAACGAGCCTGAGTTTACTAATGCGAATATCGGTGATGATGAGTTTGATAACCCAAATACGATCTATTCCACAACCTCCGTTAAGGCAATTGGTCCTATTAATGCTATTAGACTGATTTCACCTGGTGGATTCTATAAGAAACTTCCAATCATCTCTGATATTGCTTCTGATCGTAAGATTGAGAAACTGCGTATCACTGCTTCTGGTACTGAGTATGCACCTGGTGTATACACTCAGATTGCAATTCTTGGAGATGGTGAAGGTGGTTTGTGTAACATTACCGTTGAGAATGATCCAGAGACAGGATCTGGCGCTATTTCTGATGTTGCATTAACTGATCCAGGTAAAGGTTATACCTTTGGTAGTATTGACATCGATGGTATCCCTGGAATCCTTGGAGCAACATTGGCAGGTTCTGGTGGTGCAATTCAAGTTGTCATTCCTGATGAAGGTACTGGTGCTGCTGTATTCTTAACAGGTACTCAGATCGGTAAGATCAAGACTCTGAAAAATAACGAGTTTGGTTATGGTTACTCCCATGACTATACTCTCCGTCCTGAGATTGCATTCCCAATCAACCTTCAACTGTTCAACACTTCTATTCTTTCACAGATCAAGATCACTAATCCTGGTGCTGGTTATACCTCTGCACCTGCTGTTCTTATTTCTGGTGGTGGTGGAATCAATGCCGACGCAGAAGCAGTTGTTAAGAACAACAGATTGTCTGAGATTCTGATTAAGAATCCTGGTGCTGGTTACTCTTCACAACCTACTGTTACGTTGAAATCTGAGTTCACATATGTTGTGAACCTTGACTTGAACTACTTGCAGTTTAACTTCCCACATGGTATTACTACTGGTGCTGAGATTCAGTTCCGTGCTGATGCTATTGGTTCTCAGGTTGGTATCCTACCAAAACCAAGCAGCGTTGGTTTGACAAGTTTGTCTTCCGCTCAGACTTACTATGCTATTGCTGGTGATGCAAACGGTCTCGAATCCGATCAACTTAGATTCGGTTTGACCCCAGTTGATGCTGAGTCTGGTAACTTCATTACATTCTTGACACAAGGTGATGGTCGTCAGGTTCTCCTTACCGAAGTATTCGGTGGTCAAGCAGAAGCAATTGTTTCGACTTCTAGGTTCTTGGAAGGTGAGCAAGTGTTCCAAGGCGATACCTTCGAGAACGCTACTGCGTTTGGTATTGTTTCTACTAACTCTGGTTGGCAGATCGAACCTAAGATCCTTAAAGTAACCAATCCATCAGGCAACTTTGTTGTTGGTGGTAAGGTTCAGGGTGTCATTTCTCGTGCCTCTGGTGTTATTGATAACCTGAACATCGCTAAGGGTGTTCTGAACATTGATGCTATCACCAAGACCGCTGGTAAGTTTACTGATGATGTTGGCAAACCTTCGGAGATTGTACAGAAGATTCAAGACTCGTTCTTCTATCAGAACTTCTCTTACGTTATCAAGTCTCAGATTCCGATCAACAGATGGAAAAATCAGATTCTTGAAAATAACCACCCTGTTGGTTTCAGCATGTTCGGTCAGTTGGAACTGACTGGTGGTAAGGATATCTCTGGTCGTAAGGTTGCTGCTGACTTCACCAAGCAAGTTAACATCAATGAGTACACCAATGTTAATGAAATTACTTCATTCGGTGCTGCTGAACCAATTTATTCAACCTTCAACAACTCCGAAGTTCTCTTCCGTAATAAGAGACTGACCAACTCTGAGGAAATTCTTACTTCTATTGTTAAGAAGATTGATAGTATCTCCTCTCAGTTTGACGGTATTACTAAGGCATTCCCAATTCGTGTTGAGGGAGAGCAAGTAATTGCTAACCAAAATCAACTACTTGTTACTCTGAATGGTGTGATTCAAGCACCTGGTGATGCATATAACGTTGTTGGTGGTTCTATTGTATTCTCAGAAGCACCTAGACCTGATTCTAAAATTGTGTATAGGAATATCGGTTTCGATATTATGCCTATCACTAGATTCAATCTGAATACCATTGCTGGTATCTTCCCATCCATTGGAGATACAGTCAACGGTTTCACTAGTCAGGCAACTGGTAGAGTTGTGGCAACTGGTGCTACTAGCATCGATGTTGTTGATATTAGTGGCGGATTGTTTGAACTCAACGAACGAGTTGATGTTGGTAGAACTGGTTTTAGTGCTCTTATCGGAACTCTCGATAAGTCATTCACCAAACTGTTCTTACAGAGCATTGGGGGCACATTCGGAACAATTTTAATCGGTGATATTGTAACAGGCCAAACAACTGGCGCAAGAGCAACTGTAACCTCTATTGACTTAACTGAGCAGAGCATCCAAGTGACAGACATGTCTAATGGATACTTCGACCGTGGTGAGGATATTGTATTCTTTACTGCTGGATATGGTGCAAATATCCTTAACGTTGATAGTGTTAACTATAAGACTATCTTTGAATTTGGTGAATCTGTAACTAGTTTGAATAACGATACTGCTATCATTGAAGAAAGCAATCTTGATCTTGATGGTAACGTTTCGGATCGGATCGTTCTATCTAAAACTTCGGGTACCGCCGAGTTTGAGACTGGATCATATAACCTATTACTGAATGATGTATTCTACTCTGCTGCATCTAATATTGCTGCACGTATTACTGCAATTTCTCCTTACAGAGATCCTATTACCAGTATCAATGTAGAACGTCCTTCTAGTGTTACTGGCGAATGGGCATCTTTCCAAGAAGGTGATCTAATCGTTGGACAAACTTCTACTGCAAGAGGTGAAGTGGTCAGAATTGACTATGAAGCATCACCTCCTATTCTCTACTACCTGAAAAAGACTGAACAGAACTTCAACTTAGATCCTATCAATACTGACCCTACTGATGGTGACCAGTTAGCAGTTAATGAGACTGTTCAGAGATATACCTTAGATCCTAGTGGTACTGTAATCTTAGACTCATTAACAGAAACCCTTCTTGGCGAAGCAAGAATTGGTGGTGTGGTCGATACTTTGACTATCAATAAAGGATCAACCTTCTTCGGTATGATCTTCGAGCGTTTGATCTCTCTGACCAACGCAAACGTAATCTTGGATGATATTTCCAAGACTACTATCACACCTGCCGAGATCCTTGACAGTGCTGATCGCATCAATGCTGACTTCCTTGACTTTGAAGAAGTTCGTTCTACTGAGATCGAATATGAAGGTCTGACGGGTGGTACATTAGCGGTTAATGATAAACTTCGTTCCATTCAAGTAACATATGGCAACCCAGTAACTGATTCACTTAACAGGTGGAAAGATGCTGGTCGTATGATCGGATTTAACAGACAGGAAATCATTGATTTTGCTAACGCTGAAATTGCTGTCGAGCACCCTGCGTTCTACTATCCTGGTGATAACATCACCGATCAGTATAGTAGATTTGCAGATGCTTATCGTCTGATTACTAAGAACAAAGAATATATCATCGCCAAGTCTTTTGCTGACATGGTTACTGAGTATCCTGCACTTGTGATTCCTTCTTCCACTAAGTGTAAGAGAGATATTGGTAAGTTCATTGAAGCACTTTCAATGGATATGTTCCAAGGTGGTACGGTTTATACTCGTAAACTTCTACAATCCTATTTCAGTACAGATGGTTTGACCTTCCTGTATATTGATGGGGAAGAAGCAGCAACTGAGTATGCATTCGAGCAAGCACTCGGATATATGAATAATGCTCTGACTAACATGCTCACGGGT